TCATTCAAAATCGTAACCATTTAATATACTCTCAATATCCGGATGACCTTTATATTTCTGTTTAAGTTTTTCTTTAAGCCTGCTGACTTCACTGCAATACCTGTCAACCTGTTTTTCAATTTCACGCTGTCGTTTCTTCGTCAGGTCACTATCCCACTCACCGGATAAATAATCGCAGTTATCAGCGATATCAGTAAAATATTTTATTTCCGTATTTTCTTCAGGAGATTGCCTGACTTGTGAGTAGGCACCCCCGCTGAAAACCATACATACAAAAATTAAGTTGAGAGTTTTCATTTATCGTCCATCCGTAGACCAGTGAGGCACATCCTTAAATCCTCCCCGGAACTTAACTACACCGTATGTTTTGGCAACCTGATGCAATTTAGCATTCATCCCTGAACATGGAGAAGTGTTAATTTCAATAGTTTCCCCACTGGCGTTGATAATTTTCAACACACCTGTCCAGGATATGTTCATATCAATGGCGTGTCCTTCGGTATGCCTGCTGTTTAACGCGGGGGCAACGTGTAACCCCTGCATGCCAAAGGCATTTACCATACGTTTTGCCGATGAAATGCTTTTATCATTTGTTCCGTGATTCCACTCTATATAAACCCCCGGATAAGAAGGTACATTTTGTGGCAGTATCTTACGGTGAGCTATCATCCATGCCCGGTAAGCTGATTCGACAGCCTCCCAATCAGGTGATTCCACTTCTGTTCCTTGTTGATTGCATTAAACAGCCCCCGGATGCATGCTTCAGCCTGAATTCACTATTATTTACAGCGGCATAGATAAATATTCGCGAACTTAGATAGCGGTAAAAGATCAAGCTACCCTACATTTCAGGAATCATTTACTTTCCTTAACGCCACTCTATTAACTATGCTTACAAGTGGAGATTACCGGGAGAAAATTATGGCTTTCATGATCAAAGACTTTACTGACAAAATTGGTCCTTCTCTACCCTACCCGCCTGACAAAGCTGGCGTCCATGCTGCAATAGCTGCTTTGGATATTAATGATATTTTCAAAAGCCGCGGAACTATTGTCAGAGATGTTCGGGGATGGAGAGTCGATATCCAGAACTCATCAGGAAATCACATAAATATATCCGTACAGAAAAATGGCGTAGCTGGCATGAGTACTGTTGCCAGTGTCATGGTGCCACACATATTAAGGCCGGACACTTCCAGGAACAGTGACGTTACTGAGGCACGCACAAAAGAATTGAGCAAAGCGGTACGAAGAGGACTTGTCGAAAGTTTACGTACTCACAGTTCCGAAAAAGGTAAAGGGCAAATTACCAGGAAGGAAGTCATTGGCGGGTTTTCTACTAAAAAAAGTAGCCAAAACCCGGCTGAATCATCATCGGGTACAGTCAAAAATACGCCCGATAATAAAAGAGTTAGTTAAAGTGGCTCCCTTTTTAACCCGCGATTTTCTGCGGGTTAAGCATCTGCCTTTTCCATCAAAGCGAACATGTTATGTTCAATCTGATCAAAAAGGTTTTGACCCGCATCAGTAAGACGCGCTTTTCTTCCACCCGATCCCCATTTACCATACATACTTCAGTTGAATTTGACACACTCACTCTGTAAGTTAATTGATGACAGTCACTTACTGTACGAGTAAACCATATGGATACGGTTGAAGAGTTAAATGGAACTTATTTTTTAGCCTCTGATATGTCACAAATTTCATATAAAACCGTTCGTGATTACAATAAAATTGCCCGGGGTAATGATAAGGTATGGTAACGGACGAAGAGGTTCTTGAATTCTTTCGTAGTGAGCTATCAACCCCGCTTAACTGGAAGTGGCGTCCAATCCCTCTGGAATTAGACACGCATCTACAGGACTATTGTGCTCCCGATGAACTTCCTTATGTGATTGAAGATTTTGGTCAGAAATTTGCTATTGATGTTTCTGCAATCAATATGAACCGTTACTGTCCGATAATAAAAATACCATTACTGAAGCGATTAACTAAAGGCCGCGAAATTATGAAAAAAATAATCTCTGAGCGCCCTCCATTCACGCTGAGAATGTTTGCTGAATCTGCCAGAGCTGGACGCTGGTTATATGATTAATCTCTCTCAGGCCGGTAATCATCAATAGCTTTGTGGCAATGCGGGTAATCATACTGCCCGGATAATCATTCAGGGCTTTCAGAAAGTCGGGTATCTGCTCGACGCTCAGATGTGGGAAATGCTTTTGCTTCGGAGCTTTCAGTGCGCCGGCTAAATCTGTCACCGGGTTATTCTCTGCCCTGCCGGTGATCACTACGTGAGTAAATATCTGGCGGCAAGCCTGGCGGGTCTTTTTCAGCTTATCCAGAACGCCACGCTGTTCCATCTTCCGCAATACTGCCAGCATCTCGGCAGGTTTGATTTCATTAATGGCGCGTTGACCAATGAAGGGTAATATATCCTTTGTCAGGTACTCCAGAATGTCATCAGCATCGTCCGGTGACTAGTTCGGCATTTTGTGTTCGTGCCATTCAATAGCTATCGACTCAAAGCTGTTTTGTACCGCCAGTACCCTCGCCTGTTTCTCTGCCTGCTTTTCCTGCCCGGATCACCACCAGCAGCCAGAACCCTTTTTGCATTTTCTCGTTTGCTGCGGGCCTCAGATAACGTGACGTCAGGATATACCCCCACGGACAGCAACTTTTCTTTACCGCCAACACGATACTTTAAACGCCAGTAACGCGACCCGTTAGGATTAACCAATAGATATAGGTCACCGTCATCAGGCAGCTTACACGGTATTTCTTTAGGCTTAACAGTCTCTGCCTGACAGACATTAAAATAGAAATATCAAGAAAATTCCTAAGCTGTCTGACAAGTGGAGGTGTATAATGTTTAATCACTTGACTGAAGGAGATTGATTTTAAATGAAAGGAATCGACAAAAAACTTATCATCTTCACCACAAAAAAAAGATTCAATGACAGAAATGCCGATGACATGCAAAGTGGCGACATGGATGTTGATACACTGAAAAAGCATTATCATCTCGGGAAAGTATCAACTTTCATCGACTGGGCTACTTTTGGTCCCTGCTATCAGCATCCTGCTACTAACAATATACCGCCAGTTAGCAGAGAAAAAGCCATTGCGATGTTATATGATGAGCTACGATCTCAGTCCTATGCATTTTCTTTCCGAGGACCATACCAAGGCCTGATCATAAATCTTTTCAATCACATGCAACGTAGTAATGGAAATGATTTTCAACATCCTTTTATGAACAATGCCTACAGAAATCTCATTTTGAGTGATAACTCTGGCGATAGTACATTATCAATAATTAAAAACACTATCGAGCAATTTGATTTTAATAAGTCACAATTGACTAAAGAACATTTTTCAAATGTGTTATCTAAAAGCCGCTTACCTAAATATACAAGATGGAAAGATTTCGTCAATGGAATGGGCATTACTGTCCATGACATAAACAGCACAGAAATCTCTATAGAAAGCCTGACCTTCCAGGGCAATAAATATACTGCGACTATCAAATACAGAGCACAAGATCATTTTGGCTTAGATAAAGAAGATATCTTAAAAGTGAAGTTTAACTCTATTGCTCTCTTTAGAATATGGTTTGTTCTACAAAGGGCAAAGCATTTTGCTCAAAATGCCATTTTTCACAAATTTTGAAGCTACTATAACATTGACAGGAGAAAACAATGTTTAAGTACAAAAGGATTGGAGCAACTTTAGTTTTTTTAATAACAGCATACTGCATATGGATTGGTGTAAGACCGGCAAAAATAGTCAGAGTTGATAATGGTGTGGTTTTTGTAGAACATTTACCGGTGACTACAGAAGGCAAACTCAATTGGTGGCTGGAAAACAAAGACTTACTTAAGAATAAATATCATATTATCAATCCCCCTGATAACTTTACAATTATCGTCATGAATTTCGGTGGGTATGAAAAATTACCCACCGGAACCAGAGATGGTTCAATTGATGACTATACCTGCTTTGATGATACTAATGGCGAGCATAAGAAATGCGTTTATAACAGCATAGCGTTAGTTGTAAGAGGGAGCGTCAATGGGAAAATATTTATAAATATAGATGGAAAAACATATATCCAGAGTTCTGATGGAAGAGTAACACTAAAATAGAAAAGATATTTCCACCAAGGTACATTACTATTTAAATGACCTGGCAACGTTTGCCGGTAAGTAATCCGGCGCGGCTGGCGACACCAGAGGCAATAAACCAGTGCTGGTCGGTTGATTTTATTCACGATGCTCTGGTCAGTGGCAGACTTTCCCAGACATTTGGTGACCAGTTCGGCATTTTGTGTTCGTGCAATTCGATAGCCACCGACTCAAAGCTGTTTTATACCGCCAGTACCCTCGCCTGTTTCTCTGCCTGCTTTTCCTGCCCCGGATCACCACCAGCAGCCAGAACCCTTTATGCATTTTCTCGTTTGCTGCGGGCCTCAGATAACGTGACGTCAGGATATACCGCCAAGGACAGTAGCTTCTCTTTACCTCACACCCGATACTTTAAACGCCAGTAACGTGACACGTTAGGATTCACCAGCAGTTACAGGCCACCGTCGTCAGGCAGCTTACACGGTATTTCTTTAGGCTTAACAGTCTCTGCCTGGCGGGCGTTAAGTTTCATTCTGGGGTATCGATTCATTGAGCCTGCCAATACCCCTAATGAACCCAACATTTTCGCGGATCACAATGGATTTAGCCGGACGTTAGCAGACAAGGAATTGGTTATGGTGCGTGATTTTACTGGGATGAGCAGACTTTACAGGACGGTAGTAGAAGGGAAAATGGTGCGCCCTATAGGATTCGAACCTATGACCTACGGCTTAGAAGATAGTAGGTCTGGAATTAACCAACTGAAACAATAGACAAAATCCCATGCTCGCAACATGATTTGTGTCGTTTCCATGCATTTTTGTGAAATCATCAGAGTAAAGATGATTCATGTGGCGACACAAAAACGACACATACCCCCTTCAAAAACTCTTCACCATGTGCGTCACCACTCCAATCACCCTGGCATCGTCCAGCGCATCCCCCTCTATAATTCCACCGTCAGTAATGAACCGGCCAGCGCCTACCGTGGCAAACATCTTTGACTGGCCGGCAACATCGAGCAGAACCACACTCCCCGCTTTTGCTGGTATCCCCGGCTCGACCACGGCATAACCTTCATCTGTCGGAACGATGATTGACGATTCCGTGATACCCATGACTGACTCAGGGGTCAGGCGTTGTTCTACGTAATCTGCTGCGGGGGATGGAAAGCCCATAAGTTACTCCAATAGTAAATTTTTCTAATCTGAAGTTACTTTCTAATGTATAATTATATAGACTGAAATGAGGAATAAATCATGTTGAAAATGAGATACTTCGACGTTGCAGTGTCAGCTTTATCTATCGCGTTGCTATCGCCGGTTTTAATCACAGCATATCTAGCAATAGCATCCACAGGAAGAAGTCCATTATATTCACACAGAAGAATAGGACAGAATAATAAAGCATTTGGATGTTATAAATTTACATCAATGAAAAGTATGGACCAGATTTCAGAGAGTGATAAAGCAAGGGTAAAACATGAATTATCTGCTTACGGTAAAGTAAATGATGACCCGCGAATTACCCGCATTGGAAAGTTAATCAGAAAAACCAGCATAGACGAATTGCCGCAACTGATTAATGTACTAAGGGGGGATATGACCCTGATCGGGCCCCGTCCCGTCACTGAGCCAGAGCTTAAATACTATGGTCGCAGGAGTTCGTCTTATCTTTCTGTTAAGCCTGGCCTTACTGGCTTATGGCAGGTTTCAGGAAGAAGCGACACCTCATATAAAAGAAGAGTCGCTATCGACCATTACTTTGCAATAAATAGAACAAGGAAATTAAAAATGTTTATTTTCCTGAAAACATTTTATGTTGTTGTTGCAATGAAAGGTTCACAATAACAATTAATCTATCGCTATCCAGTTATCAGAATCAGAAACTAAATCATTCGGCGTCCATGCCGTTGCTTCGCCATACTTATTTGTTACGGTATAGCTACCGTCACTAAGCAGTGATATATATGTGGAGTCCATACCACCCCATACCTCTGATTCCTGGTATTTCTTTCCGACTTCAAAATCAGACATCTTCATCAGATTTCCCTCGCGTAAACATCATAAATTTTAATGCTGCTTCCTGACCCGTTGTTCGGTAGCTGCACATAGATAAGTGCATGTGTAGCCCAGTCCGGTGCGCGTTCTGCAGAAGCTCCGGATGTCGCCATTCCTCCCTGCAGTAATGATGGTGCCTGAACCTGGCTACCAGTGGTTGTGAGCGGATAGGATATCGAATTCTGCGTTTTTGATATCTGAGGGGTAACAGTGCTGTCTCTGTTACCCTGAATATCAGCCATAGCTGCCCAGGCAACCCCGAGAGTACAGGCTACTGACGTATTACAGTTAAACTTAAAAGCAATGTTCCCGTTATTTTTAATGGGGATTGCTGCGACCACAGCACGGTAAAAGCTTGAAGTATTAGCGGATATGGCGCTGACAGCAAACTGCAGGTATCCGCTGACTTTGCTTAGCGTGGCTACAGTTCCTCCACTTGTTCCGTACGTGTTCCTGGTAAGCTGGGTATTTGTTCCCGTAGCGTCATAGCACCAGGCCCACATCGGAGATGGCGCAGCGGTCATTGCTGTTGCAGTACCTGAATACCAGGTCCGGTCTATCATCGTGTCGTTGTATCCGGATAGCGGATAAATTGTGCTTGGGAAGTAAGCCGTAGTCCCGGAGGGTCTTGTGTTCCTTAACCTGAACCCTGTACCAGTGCCGGCAACAAGACCCCGCTGGGCCTCTGTGATATATGACGTATTAATATCAGACATACGCCAGAATGAACAATCATCAATATCAAGCAGGCAGGTATCAGAGCCCATGTAATAAGGCATAACCTGTGCTTGTGTAGAACCTGCACCCATGACAAACCTGGATGCTCTTACATATACACGCCCCACAGACCCGGACGGGAAATTAAACACATACCCGTAAGGACCGTAACCCTCAAACCAGCAATCCTCGTAGTACGCCTCACCATTTGTACACTTAACCCAGCCATAATCATTTGCAACTGCTGAATAAGGATAATCAAGAGAGCAGTTCTTAAACCAGGTTGTACCACCACGGATATAGTGAAGTAAATTTGACTGAGTGAATTTAACCCTTTCAAATGTTACTTCCTCACCTGCATCAGTCAGCCCTGCCGGAACATAATAGTTTACGTATTGATGGTTAAAAGTCGTATCTTTCATATGCAGGAAATAAGTGTGTTTTGATAAACCTATACCTGTATACCCGCCATTGAAATTACCACCTTCAAGGACAATCCTGTTTCCTGTTGCATTATAATCTGCACTGTCAAATCCAATAGTCTGAATATAAGTAGCAGTAGAACTGCCATATATACCCAGCGCATAAGGCAGAAAGTGGTGACTAATTCCGTAATTTGAACCTTCGTCATTCTTGAAAAATAACAGGTATGACGGGCTGTCAATTGATGTTCCGGTTACCGGATATGCAGTGAAGTCAATCATTGTTCCGAGCATATCGGTACAAACCCTTTTATGAGGGATTGTAATCTGGCTGGTTATTTTAAATTTATTCAGACCTTTTGCTGCAGGGTCATTTGAATAACCGCGAAACTGTCCCCTGGCATATTGAAGGTTTTGGCCTGATACAGTTGAATACTGCGCTGCCGCCTGGATTGCTGCATTAAAGTTAACGGTATCATCAGTTACACCATCACCTACGCAGCCAGCCATATAAGGGTCGATGATTGAAGTAACTCGCCGCTTCCATCCGTATGTGCCTGAAGTTGCTGCATACACGACACCGTCATCAGTGACATTTTCGACAGAGATAAACTCCCCACCGCCAAGCGTGCTGCCAGAGTTATAACCAAGCAGAGTAATCAGTTGCCCTGCTTGCTCTGGGATAATTTCTCTCAAAGCAGCAAACGATGTGGCATAGCCAATTAATCCTCGTCCTGTGGGTGAGGCTAACTTTCCTGTTAAAATGGTATATGCAGTCTGTGGATCAATAGTTGACAAATCATCCCAATAAAACTGCTGAACCATATAGCTATCATAGACAGCCATGGAGTAGTTTTGCGTCGTAACAAATTTAGCGATCTGGCCGTGATAGACAGGATAACCGGCAGTATTTATTACGATTGGCTGTGGTACCTGCACCATCTTTCCGCACTCATTTTCCACGAAAACAGGAATCTGATTCTGCGGAAATGTCGGATCGGTATCAGGCTGACCGATAAAAATCTTACCATTTGAGCAGGCTTTGAAAGATCGCGACATTGTGAACGGCGTCACCGGATTGGACACCATAATGTTGTAGCTATTATCAGCCATTATTTTCTCCGGGCGAGTGATGGCCTCGCGGTTAAACGATATTAGTAACGTACGGAAACTGTAGTATTGTGGATAATTACAGGTGTTTTATGATTCCTCTCCGCCCATTCGGTGAGGTTTTAGATGAAAGACAAGGACACAACGCAGTTCCACCTGACACTGCCGACAGAGTTACACGCAAAAATAAAGGCCAGAGCGCAATCTCACGGTCGCTCTATCAATATGGAAATCGTCAGGGTTATTGATGACTCTTTCTATAAAATGCCACTGAGCAGAACTGATCAGGATGAAGATGAACGACTTGCTGCAGAGATAGCCGAACAGGTCCGAGAAATAGCAGTCAGCGTTATCAGGAAAAATAAGAAATAAATTGCGTTAAATTGCATCAACCCAGTGCTATTCTTCATAAAAACTAATGAGAGTTAACGCATGAAAAAATTATTCCTGTTGCTCCCTCTGGTTCTGGCCGGATGCACAACCGTTGGTGACTATCAAAACCAGTGTGAACAGAGATATTCAAAGCTTTCAGATGTAGCCAACTGCCTTGATAGTGACGTTAAATCTGATTTCAGGATGTCTAGGGCTGATACACCTAAGTTATATGTTAATGCGGCTAGAATGCTGGGTGAAGCAGTGGATCATGGCAAGATGACAGATGCACAGGCAAGATTTGAACTTCAGAGCCTGTACGTGAATATCAAGCAGAAACAGGATGCGTTAGCTAACCAGAGAGTTATCGCAATCAATAATGCGGTTAATTCACCCCAACAGATATACACAAATCAGTCAAAATCGGTGCCGGTGAACAGGCCTGTAACAACAAACTGCACTGGTTACGGTAATAGCGTAACGTGTAACAGTTACTGATATGCATCCCGTAATTCAGTTAATAATCGCCATTTCATCGCTCATTGTAGCGATAAGGTTCTGGCCTCCCCTTCTGTATATCATCGCTGCATTGGGGGTTGTTCTGCTTTTAACAAAAATCACCAGGAGATCGGTTTCTTTAGTCAGGAACAACAAAGAGCAAGCTGCAAAATTTATAAATGCAATCGCTCCTTTCGCTGGTTTCGTTGTCCTGGCGATTATCGCTGATACCTTCTTCCCACACAAAATTAAGGCGCTGACCATCGTGTTATGCTTCGGTGGGGCATTCATTATAATCAGCGCCATTGTTGGCGTTTTTGAAAAGATAAAACGTCAGTAATCATCGCCCGACAGCCAGCCAATAATCCCAAGCCTGGCAATTTTTCCTTTCTCTGCCGCCGGGAGTGTCCGGTAAAACTCTCTCCATGCCGATGTTCTGGCGATCCGCTTTTCAGCGCTGGAAACAATCTTATCCTGAACCTGCGCTGAGGGCTTATTTCTGGCAAGTGACGCAAGACGCTTCCATTCAGGACTGCTCATTAACTCCTGAACAGCTTCTGACCCTGTTTTCCTTGTGGCTGCTTTCGCGCCCATCTGCGCAGCAATTGCAGTATTCAGTACCGGACCGGCAACAGGAACATGACCCAATACCGTAGCAATGGTTGCCATCTTCCCATGCGTGGCCAGCTTATCCAGGAATCCGCCAGGCTGCTCAAATTTATCCAGGAACGATTTAAGTTTACCGGTCGCGAGATAATACTGATTGGCAGACTTAACGTTACGGGTAATCGTATACATGTCCTCAAGCTGACGAACAGTGTCAGCCGGAAGTTCACGATGTAGCAATCTGATGCTTCCGTTACGTTTGAGAGAGCCGTAATAATCGACAAAGCCGTTAATATTGTTAGCGAGGTCTGACCTACTACCCTTACGTAGCATATCCCGCATCCCTGTGGCGATAAGTTGCGATCGGGTTGCCTTATCCGGTACAGCCTGCATAAGCTGGTTAAATGCTTTTGTATTGCCGTTACTCAGGCCAGTTAAGGCGTTATGAGCACGCGCTGTGACGTCCCCTGACAGGTCTTTTCCCATCAGCGAATACATTCTCTTTTCCATCATCTTGCGCTGCGCTGTAACAGCGTTAGCGGCACGAATCTGGTCACCAAACCCCGCCTGCCTCGCTACTGCATCACGGTCATCAGACAATTTAGAGTAAAGTGCGCTTAAATTTCTTTCCTCCGCACTACCGAACGGCGTTCCAGCTTTGTTTAGCTCTTCCCCGACTGTTGACCTCATTGCGTTAAGCCTGGCGTAAGTTGGTGCCCCTGCCTTGTCCGTTGTCGGTGATACAGCCTCATAAACTTTCTTTTCCACCGGAGATAAGAACTGGTAACCGCCCTGCTCATCTGCCAGCTGGTCGAGATAATTTCTGGTGTTCACAGGGTCTACCGATGCTTTCGCCGGAATAGCATCCTGAACAGGCTTATATAGCGAATTTTCCTGAGCCTTGAGCGCGTTTCTGGTCGCGTTGAAATCAGAAACAAATTTGTCATTCATTGATAACCGGTCAGGCATTGCGCCGGCATCATCAATAATCTGTGACGCACGGTTAGAAATCCGGTTAATTGAGTCACGGCGAACCGCGCCAAGTGCTGATTCATCCTGTGATGCCAGCCCCATCTGAACCGCTTTAAATGCATCATTACCAGAGGTATAAGCCTCTAGCATGTCATCCGGATCAAGGTCGAGGCGCTTCATTGCATCAGTCACATTCTGGTCAGGCTGTATATCATTTACTACCTGCTGAATACGCCCCTGATTACCGGACTGAGCAGCCCTGGTATAATTTTGTGCAGTGTCAGATGCTACACCTTCCGGAGAAGGTGATGATTGTGTCTGCGCTGGCGCTGGCTGTTGTTGTGGGATCGGTGCCTCAGAAGCTACACGACTATCACGGACAGCACCGCGAACACCATTAAATACTGCCGGAACCGCCCTTGCCACTGATGAACCAGCCAGACCCATAGCGGTATTTTCCAATAACTGAGTCGGGTCAATCTGTCCATTTTGCTGTGAGCCTGCCAGCGTACCGACGAGGTTTTCAGACAGCATACTGGCAACCTGATTTGCTGCACGTTCTGTTCTGGATGCTCCAACGGCTGAAGCTGTGGCCGCTGCCGCTTTTTCTGCACCAACACCAGGCACAAGATAAGGCCCAATTTCTGCCCCAAGTTGTGCGTACTGGTCTGTTGGCTGCATGTTTTTAGGCAACTGAAACTGATATACCTGATCCTGTTTAGGAACTCCCACAGCATCCAGCGCGGTATTAACTACGCTTCCGGGGATATTCGCCACGTTAACGCCAGCCTGTAATAACCCTTTACCTGCCTGTTCAACATCCTGGGTAAGCGTGGGAGATGGCTGGCTTGTTTCCCATGGCTGGTTTGATTCCTGGCTTAGATAATCCATTTCTCCGGACGATCCGGGCTGTGGTCGTTGCTGTTGGGTCCACTGAGCAAACCGAGGGTCATTGATGTAATTCTGAGTCTCTGCAGGCATCGACTGGTTCTGTCCGGACTGGTATTTCTGGACGTTTCCAGGGCCCCAGTTATAGGAAGCCAGCGCCGAAGTAACATCCCCTCCGTTCTGTCTCAGCATCTGCCCGAGATATTTACCTGCGGCATCAACCTGCATATCAGGGTCAGATTTCAGTCTTTCAGGGTTATAGCCCATCCCTTTTGCCGTTTCAGGCATGACCTGACCGAGTCCGATTGCGCCTTTCGGGCTAACCGCATTAGGGTTTCCGCTCGATTCTTTGCTGATTACAGCACTGAGTAACCCTGACGGGATACCATACTTTTGCTCGGTCGCAGAAACAACATCGGCACCCTGCTGAGGTGCCGACTGCTGACTTTGATAGTTTTGCCACGGTCCGGAAGAATTCCCAGGCTGTGTACTGCTCTGATAGTTTTCCCACGGACCTGCCATTAATTTTTTCTCCAGCTATTGGGTGATGAAGGGTCACCGCCTGTATAGGTGTAGCCACCTTCAGATTGTCCGACCTGCGGAGCAGATGACTGCTGAGGACCAGAGTAAGACTGAACATCTGACCGGTATTTATCGACCAGAGATTTCTGGCTGTTCAGGTAATTAACCTGCCGCTGTAATACCTGTTGCCAGTTGTTGATAATTGACCTTGCGCGGTCTGCTGAAACACTTGGCTGTAAGTTAAGGAACGCACTGGCGGCGGCCTGACCTTCAGAATCTGAAACCGGACCAGTGCCACGCATCCCGATTACACCCATCTGTCGCGCCTGAGCCTGCATCTGCGTAATCTGCGACCATGCATCTGCCGAATCAGAGCCCGGCAGATTTCGGTTTACATAACCCTGGGCACCCCAAATACCGTTGAAAGTGGAAGGGTTGATCTGCTTAACCTGGTTGAGTGTGGTAAGCATCCCTAAAGTGCTGTTTACCTGCTGGTCGTAACCGTTAACAAAGTCCTGCTTTTTCTGGACCTGCTGGAATTGCTGATTCTGTACGCTGGCAACATCTTTCTGGCCGGTCTGGTTTGCCATTTGCTGCTTAATAGCTTGGTCGCCTTTCTGAATATCAAGTTTCTGAGCATTAAACCCATTGTTTGTGTAATCCTGCTGAATCTGATGCTGGAACTTCTGCTGATTCAGTTGGTTGTCAAACTGGTTTTGTTGGTACTGCTGCTGCAGCCGTTGCTGACCAAGCTGGATATTTGCATTCGTGGCAGCGCCCTGCTGCGTTAACTGAGCATTTTTGGCCTGAGTATTGTAATAGCCTTGGGGGCCAAGAGAGGTCATCCCAACAGCATCGACAATTTGGCCGAGGTGATTAGGGTCATTCTGGTACATTGTCGCCACTTCATCAGGAGATGATCCGATACTCTGCAATGTAGAGGCGTGTTGCTGTGCTGCTGACATGACAGCCTGAGGATTTCCGGTAGCCATAGCCACACGCAAATCTCCTGCGGCTGCGCCAAGTGCTGCCTGGTGATTGGCATCCTGATACCCAATACCCTGAGCGATAGTCTGCATCTGGTCAGGATATTTCGCTGCAAGTGCATTCATTTTCTCAGGATCACCATAAGCCCCCTGCCAGTCCTGCTTAAACTGATTTGCGCTATCAATAGCCTGGTTCTGTTGCTGGTTTTGCTTATAGGCTGCGGCGGTCTGCATTCCCTGTAAAAATCCAGCATTTGGCGAGCTATAGTCAATTGGTTGAATAGCCATGATTCCCCCGATTAAAACAGACCAGCAAGAAAGCCGATGCCCTGCGTGAGTGTCGATCCATTAGCCAGAGAATTGCCAGCCTGTGCCGCGCCGATTTGCGAAAGGTTATTTTGCACATTGCTGGAATATGTCCCAGCCGCTGCATTGGAAGCGCCAGCAGCACTCAGCCCGACATTCACACCGCCCAGCAACTGGTTATACCGGTCATTAAGGTATGCTTCCCCAAGCTGCGGAGCAATTGAAGCCAAACCGTTACTCGTCGCTGTTGAACCAAGCCCACCTGTTGCCTCAGCAGAGGCTAATTGCTGATAACGCGCCTGATTAGCCAACCCTGCATATTCTGACGAATTGTAATAGTCATTCAGAGTTCCAGAACGGTTGTTTAACACGCTATTCAGGCCTGTCAGATAAGATTGCCCGGACTGAACAAACGGCTTCAGAGTGGCCGCCTGCTGATTGTAAATCTGTAATGCTGTTGCGTTTGACTGATTGGCTGCATCTGTCTGAGCCTGTGCCGCCTGATTAGCCCCTGTAATTGAGCCAACTACTTTCCCGATACCTTTAGCGATTCCGCCCATTTTTAAACCTCGTCATAATAATCAGGCCACCGGTACGGCCATCTGTAAATTCAGTGTTTCCGCGCCATGTCTCGACAAACCCAAACTTTCGCGCAAGATTGCACACGTGCTTACTTTCTTCGAGAATCGGAGCCCTGACCTCCCGGTCACCGATGACTGACAAAACATCGGACACTGCATCACGACATTTGTGCCGGTCGCCTTTCCTCATCGCCATATGCAAATCGACGTGATCACCGAAATCCATGCAAACGAAAATCCCACAATCACGCCATAACAGATAGTCAGCCTCTAAATCAGGCCATAAAGGAACGCCCCACAGCCTCATTAGCTGCGAACCGGTCACTGCATCAAGTCGTTGCATTAGAGATAAGCCCGTGAGTTACCGCCATATCCTCAAGCGCCTTTACCCGCTGCCGGGTTTCGATAAGCGCCTGGACAATGGCCTGTATTTCAGTCTGAGAATAGACAGAGCCAACGGTGTAGCTCTGGTCGGCGTTAAATGCTGCCTTGTTTGCGGTGCCGGTTGATAGCGTCCATCCGGTTTGCCGTGGACCAATAACTTTTGTGCCGTTCACAGAGTATGATGATGCGACATTTAACGGCCCTGACAGGCTCTGTGAGGTTGTGGCACTTTTAGACAGGTAATCGGCTGATATTTTGTCAATATCGCCCCTGTCGGTCTGCTGAGCGGTTTCCAGTGATGAAATATCGTCAGTGTTCTGAGTTATTCGTGATTCATGGTCTGACAGTTCGGTTTCATTGGCTGAAATTCGTTTCTCATGGTCGGATAACTCAGTTTCTGCAGCCGTTATTCTTTGCTCATGGTCAGCAAGTTCGGTTTCGGCAGCCTGTAACCGTTGTTCATGATCTGCCAGCTCCGTTTCTGCTGCAGTCAGTCGCTTTTCGTGATCAGCTAATTCCACATCCTGCTCATCGTTTTTCACCTGAGCATCATAGGCGCCATTTCCTGCCTCATTTGCCTTTCCTGCAACCGCCCCGAGGTCGGAACTTTGCTGAATAACATAGAGAGAATACGGTTGACTGAATCCTTTTGGGAGTAATGTTGCGTCGATTCTTGACGCCTGGACGGTTACTGGCGCTTGTAGTGATGTATCAGCCATTATTCCAGCCTTACCTGACACCCTGACAGGGTCACAGGAGAAGAAGTTATAATCCTTACCTTCACGCCAACATTCTTTCGAATCCGCCCAAATCTGCGCCACAAAACGCGCCGGTCATATGCGAATGGTGAGTTTTGCTCAATCATTTGCTCACGACCAAAGTTAATTCCGTCAGTCGTAGCGGATAAAAACAGCCTGTCAGCCACCTGAGCAACGCCGGTCGATGCTTCAAGTTCGAAATCAAACACCCGCATGTTGTCAGCCTTGAACAAAGGCGTGTAAAGCAGATGTTCCTGCTGAACTCCGTATTGTGAAGATGATGAAAAATTAAGCTGACCGGTCACTGATTCTGTTTTATCGCCACAAGTGATTTGATTGCCTTCAAACATGAAATCAATGCTGCGATGAGGTGAATCATAGAGCCCGGTTTTCAGGATATTCCACTGCGGCCCGTTGCTGCTTGCTGATGCGTCATAGCAGAGGACATGGTCAGGAAGGTGGATAATCATTAACTCATGACCATCAAACCGTAGCGTTTCCATAACTGCAGAGGAAAGGTCTGATGCTGAATAACTGCGCAATATCTTCTCAATGCTCGCAGTAGCAATTGGGGCAGCAGAACCTTGGCTTATCGCATAAACAGATGGCGCACCGCCTGACGGGTTGCTGATGAACGCATGAGAATCACCAAATTTGCATTTACAGCGTGTTCCGGCAATGCCTTTCTGTACCATCAGTGACGGCTGAGAAACGTAAATAGCCGCACTGGTATCAGTTGATCCGGTAAGAGAGAAATATTCGATTGTGGCAGAGCCGAACATCACCGCAAAATCACGCCAGGTATCACAGGCAAGAATGCCGTCAGGCTGACTTTCTGCGGTATAGAACGGTCGGTACTGGTCAGGGTGTGATTCATCCTCAAGGTCCGTTACTCCGAAGTCCTGAGAGCCATCTTTTACCCAAAGGTAACGACCACGCAACCGGCAGACATCACGAACTGAGCCAATATCGTACTGTGCATAGGTCACATCACCCTCAGTTGACGGCCAGTTTTGCAGCGTTTTGGTGGTTCCGTCATAACGGTAAAGTGTCAGCACTCCGTTTGCGGCAACAGCCTGACTTGTTGCTGAATGGGCCATGCTGATTCGTCCGGATCCTGACACATCGCCCGCCTGTGACTGACCGCGATACAATTTCCCACCCAGCACCCGATATACAACAGATTCGTGAGTATTAAACTGTACGCCCCTGGACAGGCCAGCCACACCAGAGCGCTTATCAATGCCAGGGAAAGACCTGAGATATCCGTTAGAGTTAAATACTTCTTTCGGGGTTGCCAGCATATTGACAGGTAAAGCATCAATGTAATCAGCGTTAACCTGACTCTTCGCTATCCCCTTCATCAGTGGAAGTTGCTGAATTGGCATTTTGATTCCCCGGGTAGAAATTCCAGTTGTTGTAAGTTGCCAGGCGGTTACCGGAGCCAACAGGCATCCGTTGAGGGTAGGAATATCCGATGCTTGCGGCGCGGCTGATAGCAGTCGATTTCATCAACCGCTCCTTGCCGTAACGGGCAGTCGTAACAACTTTGTCGGCCGGAGTAACCACGTAATCAGGAGCGATACGGAGCGCAAGATTATGAACTACAGCACTGACCGAAATGGACCGCATGCCGTGGTCGTCACCCTCTTCCGGCGGATTGTCATCATTGGAAAAAACATAGCCTGTGATGATTCCCCGGCCATCCTGATACCATTCGGCCATCATCATTTCGAGGTCGTTAACGGCATCCTCCATTGACTGCGGCTCGACATCTGTCAGCGTGGCATCGGAAGCAATTCCCAGCTTTCGCAGGGCGGCGCGGACAATATCGCCTTTAGTCTGAGTCAGCATCAGTAACCGCCTTAGCCTTGCGGCGACCTGGCTTATCAAATAGCTTCGACGGGTGATCAAGCCAGCCGTCTTTTACGTGTTTTTCTACTTCTGTGTGGTCAACAACTTTAACGTGTGCCATTACGCCCCATACCTTACATGGGCCGCCAGGCTTATAAACTGCGGTATCCATATCAGCCTCACGAAAAAGGGGCCGAAGCCCCATTGATTAAGCTGCAGTCTGACCAGCCAGGCCGACACCGATAGCTTCCGGACGGGTAGCGTTCACGCCATACCACAGCGCGATACGACACTTACCTGTCAGGGTAGCTATATCACCCTGAGTTGCCATGATTCCGCTGATACCTACGCCAGGGATATCAAACGCAGTCGTTTTCATGCCAGCAAACAGGTCGCTGTTCGCAGGGATTGGCTGTGACACGATACGGATTGAATCATCAGCCCAAAAAACGTTTGTTTTGGTCGTGGCCACGTTCAGGATGTTGATAGCGGTAGCATCTGCCAGAGTGGTGTTTACGTTGGCGTAAGCGCGCTGTTCCGGTGACAGATTGGTGTCATTCAGAGCTACCGGCTTCGGCGTGATTTCCAGATGGGCGCCATCAACCACGTTAACCACTGAGAATGTCGCGTCATCGGTCAGGACGTTCTTAGCCATCTGGCCGAGGAACTTCACACCGGCAAACGAGATTTTGTCACCACGTTTAAATCCGGTAGTGCTGGACACGGCGACAGTGGCGAATCGGTTATCAACGTTGGTTTTGTTGCCATCGTTGTCCAGCTTCCACGCCTGAGGTGCGAATGACTGAGCTCCGGAAACAGTGACGCCGGTTGCGGTTGACGCAGCCAGAGTTGGAAGTTTCGGAGAGCGCATGACGTCATCAAAGCCAGCTACCTGACGCTGAATTGTTCCTGATTTGTAAGCATCTTCCGGCACGTTACCGAAAATATCCCGCCCAACCAGATTGTAACCAGCCCTGCGGTAGTCATCAGGGTTGAAGAACCATGACAGACCCGCATCGCGATTCAGTTCACGGCTGAACATCAATGCTTCGGCATGGGCGACAAAATCCCATCCTTTGGATGAATCACCGTTAATCTGGTCCGGATCGGTTACCACCAGAGACCCCATATCGGCGGCCATGTTGGCAATTTTCAGTTCCAGATTGTTCGCCAGTTTACGGGCTGACGCCTGAATACGGCGGCGATAACTGGTTTCATCGCGCAAATCGTCGGCACGGAGAGCGAAATAATCGTTATCCGGGTCGCCCAGGCTAACAGCTACGCTCAGTTCAGTAATGCCAGTTTCTTTGCCTGTCAGGTCCCAACCTTCCTGACTTGGAGATTCCTGCTCTACCGGCATCCATACAGTGTTACTTGAACGCTGCATTGATGCGGCTGGCGGGGTGTATTTGGTTGCTTTCTGCGCCATTGGCGTCAGGTTTTCGACGGTATTAATCACCTCGTCGATGGCGTAGGTTACTAACTGACCTTCGTTAAGAGCCATTATCGGATTCCTTTAAGTTTTGCTTTCAGTTTGCGGTAAGTTTCCGTGTCGCCACTTCTGGCCGCTTTATCCATCTGCTTTTGCAGAGATTCACGGTTTGCAGCAGTGACATCGCCGGATACAGCCTCATCAGCCGGTGGCGCTTTTGATACGGGTTTACCGCGAGGCTTAATCGTGAGTTTTGCATCGAGTCGGGCCAGTTCGATGAGAGCCTGTTGGCCGTCCATCGCAACGATTTGGCGTAATTTCTCCGGGTTTGCACCCAGGTGATACATGATGGCCGCCGACTTCTCCGGGAAAAGGCGCATGATTTCGGTGTCGATACCCTCGGGCACCAGCGACCGGAAACTGTCCTCTTTCTCCTGATAGTCGGGTAGGTTTAATTTCTCTGCCGAATCGTAATGGCGGCGCACTGCCTCGACTGCCTGCGTTGAGCTTTGTGTGTACTCATGGGTCTTACGCCCCTGCTCTGCGACTGCATTGCTACGGGCATCCTGAGCCTTAATCAGCCATTCGTTATTAGCCTGACTAAATGCTGCAAGTGCCCGCGTCTGGTCGTAACCGTACTTCTCAAGCCCTTCATCAGAAAGATACTGGTTGATGTCAGGCTGAGGAGGCAGGTCAGGGTTAACACGCAAATTCTCCGGCACCTCGCCACGCTTAACAGCCTCAAGCTGCTGCTCAATTTCACGCTGGCGCTTACGTTCAATACGCGCCTGTGCAAATTTGGCGTTAGTTGCCGGGTCTTGTTTCGGTTTGTTCTCGTCGTCACCCAGGACAATCTCGAAGCCCTCATCCTGACCATCGCCACCGCTGGCATTATCGGTTGGCTGACCATCATCAAGTGCCGCTTGCTGATCGTCGGGCAGGGTTTGTTCTTCAGTTTCCTGAATATCGTCGGTATTACTCATGATTCACCTCATGGAAGGGATAAAGTTACTCGCCGGGAATGGCGGAAGGTTGTTGATTTTGTTGCTGCTGACTCTGCTGTTGCAGGAGGTTGGCAATATCGAGTTGCTGGCCGTGATGCTGCTGATTGGCACGTAGCATCTGGTCCGCATCGTTATGTGCCGCTGTGTTTTGTTTCTGATACCAGTCAGACAGGACACTTAATGCATCCCGCAATGACCTGTCGTTAAGTGATTTAGCGTTAGCCAGCGCCTGAACTGCCTGAGCCTGGGTTAACTGCGCCTGCTGCTGCGCGGTGTAGGCTTTAATCTGCAGGTCCTGTTGCTGGTTCTGAGCTTTCATCTGCTCTGCCTGACCTTGCGCCAGTACACCCTGAGCCTGAACCATTGCCGGGTCAGGTTGATTCTGTTGCTGCTGTTGCGCTTCCTGTAACCACTGCTGTTCCTCTGCTGTTTCAGGCTGCTTAAGCCCCTGGATAACGAGTTGCTTGTTGGCGTAGTCGCGGGTGATTTCGATTCCTTTTCCATCCAGCAACGTCAGATACTGCAGTAACAGCACATTCCACACCTGTTGTGACGGATCAATCTGACTGAGTAGCTCCTTCAGTTCTGCGCGGTGCTGCTCCTTCATTGACTGGAATGAAGGGCCCACATCGGTGTAACACTCAAACCGGCCGCTGATATCATTCAGAACAACTGTCTGCCCTGATGCGATATCAACAACACTTGTCATCGTCTGGACAGTCTTCTCTTCACCGTCCGGCAGAGTCATTGTGACAGTGCGCGGAACGTCATAGATATCACTGACCATTGATGCGTAGATTTCACCATCACGGCGCATTGCGGTCGCGAGATTGTCCTGAAACACGAATGTTTGCAGGTCTGAGCGCATGTTTAACTGATTAACAGTGTCGAAAGCCACCTGACCATTAGCCGCCTGGTTATCGACGCCCAAATCAGCAACCTGCTGAACAGCGTCAGATGCCGCCTGCAGAGCGTACTGGTTTGCGGGTGGTATCTCCGGGTCATCAAGGTAGCCAACAGCGCCGAGCGGTAAATCATTGCTGCTTTCATCAGTGCGGTTTTGCAGGTAGTACGGGTAATCAGCATCACCCGCATACATGTATTCATATCCTTCAATCTGTTCAGGATAAAAGATTGGTTTCTTGCGGGGGTTTCTGGCAACGATATCAGCGTTAAAGCTCATAATCATGTTACGCAGGCGCTGGCCGTCTTTCGTCAGCCGGACAATACCTTCGTAGACCTCTTTATCCTCGACAAATCCCCACTCACCGAACACCGGCACAATCGGTAGGTGTTCACCGGCAATCAGTTGCCTGTTCTTCAGAATGGCAGATGATGACAGAATGGTTTTATAAACACGGCAGCGTTTAATCTTGCGCTCACCGATTTTTTTCATGCCACGGTCAGCCAGCATATCGATGACGTTCTGAATATCACGCTTGAAGTAGCTGACTGGCTCACCGGTCAACGGGTCTTCGTATATAAAAGCGACTTCTTTCTTCTCTACGACTTCGTAATACTCAGCGATGTGAATAACGTTATTTGACAGCCAGGGGAAAAGCCAGTCATTAGGTGACTGAAACGAGGGAATGTCTGTAGCATCAAGGCCTAACTCTTCAGCAAAGGACTCCCAGCCATCCTGCGACAACGCGCTGATTACTGTTACGTGTTTAGCGTCTGATTTATCCTGCTGCTTTGCGTTTGCATCCCATATGACGTGTGAACACGCTTCATGAATAGGAACGCGCCGGATAATCTGGTTATTACTGGTAGGGTCCTCGTCCTCATACTCGGTGACGATACGCCAGGCTCCGATGCCGCACTCAATCTGCTCTTTCACTGCCACATTAACCGAAGTTTTCGCGGTGTTATGCCGCATGTCGGTTCGGTACATACCCATCAGGATTTCAGCAGCGTTCGGGTCAGCGTTATCCTTTGGCCGGAACAGAACATCAATCGGATTCTGACGCATTTCAGCAACCAGTTTCCTCACTACCGGGCGCACAATATCGAACTGTCCGCGATACTGCAGGGTTGTGTATTTTGTCAGCCAGTCATCCCACTGGCTGATCCGACTGAAGAATAAGTCGTTCTTCGCTTCGGTTCTGGCTTCTTCGCTGGCCGACCAGTCCCGGTCAAACTTACCGAGAATGTCATCCAGTCTGTCGTTAGTGTCGGCCATTATCTTCCTCGCGAAATTGGTCTGATTGGTGCCGGTGTTTTCTTCTCTTTCGGCTTTTTGATATCACGCATCATTTTGGCGAACCGGCGCATCATGTAGCCATAACGAACTGCTGACAGGACGTCATCATTAAGCTTCACAATCTTTCCGTTTTCGTCGCGGTGGTAGAGTCGGAACTCATCAAAGAATGGTTCGCATGTGTTGAACACCTTAAACCGGCCATCAAGCATCATGTCACGCAGTTCAGATATGCCAGGCTCAACAGCGTTACCGCCATCCGGCCATGTGGCATGTTCTGGTAGCATCTGGAAGCCTGCGTCAGCGTATTGGGCCTTTAACTGCTCACCGCCGCCCTTTTCATGCTGATTGCCATCGTGTGGCCACGCGGTGGGGATTTTATTAGCCCATGACTTAACAGCACCCCATGCCTGTACTGCGGTTTTCTCCTTGTCCTTCCAGACGCGTGAAACATAAATCGTGTCGGCGTCTTTATCCCACCACAATTGCACCTGTGCCTGCGGGTGATCCCAGCCAAAGTCCATTGCATCGATAACATAGAAATGGTCAGGGCATTCGAACGGATGACATTTGATGGTTTCTTCGGGTATCTGAAATATTCGACCGCTACCCATTGTCGGAATACCCCGCGCACGTGCTTCACGCTCATGCTCAGGGTAAGAGGCGATGATTTGCTCTTTCTGCTCTTCGGTATAGTGATCTGCATCGTAGATGGTCATGTTGACCACCTTCTGCATTTTGCTCGGATTCTTCAGGAACTTTGTGACAACATCAGACATCCCCATCAGCGGGGTGAATGTCAGCAGAGAGAACTGGCCGTATTTATTGGTACGGGTCAGCCCTTCGCCGTAAATGCTGTATGGTGGCTCTTCATCGAACCATACACCGTGAATAGTATCGCCCTGCCATCTGGCGCGACCCTGCGAGTACGGCTTGAAGTAGCAGATTGATATGCCGTCTTCAACGCCCTCAGGTGTGTGGTGCTTTATTAGGAGGTGATCGACAAGGTTCGGGTAAAACGGCGACTTCTTCCAACTAATGATGTCTTCTTTCGGGATTGAACCGTAGCCCGGCTCGTCATTCTCCTCGATACGGCCACAGAGAATACGCTGAGTGGTTTTGGTTACCGTCTCGTTAGTCTCGCCACCAACCCAGAACACCACAGGCTCATAGAATCGTTTGCCTCCCCACTCACCACCGTAAGCACCATCATTCGGATAACCTTTGGTGCCAGGGTAACGGCCAGTCAGGTGAAATGCTACTTCGGCACCGCCGGAATATGACTTACCTAGCTGGTTACCAGCCATGAAGCATCGTTCAGTGAAGTCGTGTCCAGCATCGATAAATTCACGCTGTTTACCGTAGGGGTGGTAATCAAATAACTGGTGTGTCTTTCGGTAGTTCTCTTCTTCCTCCAGAAGCTCAAGCAGTTCTATCTGCTCGTCTTCTGAGAGGTCATCAAGCATCGTTTCGCTTACCACGGCTCAGTAACTCCTGTATTCGGGAGCGGCGCTTATCGCGATCTCCCTTATCAGGTGTCACGTCCTCGACTTGCGATTGCTCTTTTAAGCCCAGGTCCCGGGCGATGATGTTTGCGTTAAGAAGGTCAGCAGCGGCGCCAGAAAACTTCTGGTCGTAGATGATTTCCTCTGCTCGCGTGGTGACGTCAGAAAAACCTTCTGTTACACGGAAGGTTCCCCATGTCTGCCGAGTGATATCGAGGAATATGCACAAGCCGGTAATCGTCATCGCTCGCATCTTAGCGATAGGTTCTTGTGTCACTTCTCCCTGATATGCGAAAGCTTTCATTTCCCACAGCGGATTAGCTTCAACCCATTCGAAGTATTCACAACAGGCAGTCCACAGCGCTTCAGGGGATTCGAACTTAGGATTACGCCCATGACTACTGCGGGCCTCCCAAAATCGGTTACCCTTTGGTGCTGCCATACAGAACATTCCTCTACAAATAAAAATACCAGCCCCGGGAATCTGGTGACTGGCCTGGATGAAATCATATATAAAACTCTGTTAAGGCCACCAATTTGATGACCTTTGCAGAACTTTATAAACTATGCAGGAAGAGCGTACGATGCTGTCTGAGTCGTTCCGTCAGTCATCGTGAAAGTCAGCGTTACCGTGCCGCTTGCCTGTGCAGCAGCAATTGATTTAATGCCAAGCCCTGTATCACCTTTGGCACCGGTAGCTCCCGTATCTCCTTTGTCACCTTTGTCACCTTTAGCGCCTTGGCCCTCAGTGTCAGCGGTATACTTCGCTTCGAAGTCAGTTTTACTCAGGTACAGGATTTCACCGTACTGGCTGTTAAACAGATAACCACCGGCTTGCGGGTTGAATGTTGCGGCGAACGCTGCAGAGATGTACTGCTCGTTATATGCTCCGTCGAAAGATACCAGGCCGGAACCATCGTTAGCGTACTTGATGGATTTAATCGGCAGTGCGCGGATGTAAATTCCGTCAGTGTCTTTGTACAGCGGCCACTGTGGGATGTAGTTAGGATTGGTCATGATGTTGTCCTGTAGGATGATTGCATTAAACAGCACCCAGATGGATGCTCTGTGATGCAGACATAAAAAAGCCCACCGATTAAAGTGAGCTTGGGGAGTTCGGGTAATTATTTGACTACTTCGATAGTCGATCCGTGAGAATTCATGACGTAGACATTATCGCCAGGATAGATGAATTGATATTTAAGCCCCTTGAATGCCTCACTAGGACGGCATGGGCTTTCAAAATCTTCGACAAGGATGGCTATAGCATCAGTATCAAGGACTTCAAACCTTTCACTGAATATCAACTCTTCTTCCTGAATAGCGTCTTTGCATTCTGCGTCGGCGTAAACATCAGGGAGCCAGATAACAAAATCGGGGTTCGAGTGGCTGTTGGTTTGCTTCAGTATTTCCGCAAACCTTTCGGAATCTGGACGGGCAATTGTTACGCTGTCCTGTTCACAGATGTGAGTAACGCCGTTGATAATTGATTTAACTGTAAACATTACTTTTCCTTCTTCTTCTGATAATAAAAAACCTGCCTTTTTGGGGCAGGTTATGGCAGTGAAGTTACTTGCCGGGTAATCACAATCGAGGCCACCGCAATGGCCTCTGTTCTGATTACTACGGTGATTCAGCAATCCAGTCTTCAGCAAACAAATCACCTTGGGATGGCACCCAGCCTGGCTGCATCTGCCCCTGCGCATTTTTCAAATCGAGATGAGGCTGAATAGTAAATTCACCTGCAATACCGGCTTTCGCATAGTCAGAGCCTGGTCGGGGCTCATTCACGGTATAACCACCCGCCTTGATGACGAACTGACCCTTACCGTTCCAGCCTTGGCGATAAATCTTCGCACCAGCCTTTACCGCTTCTAATGCCTGTCCAAAGTTCATGATGCTCTCCTTCACTTACCGGGGTTTACGATTTTGATTGCCGTGTCGATGAGTTCATCGATTACCAGGTGTGCGCTGGTACCGGCAGCAGCGACCAGTTTCTTCAGTTGTTCCGCTACCAGTTCGACTTCGGAATAAATCTTCTCGCCTGCTGTTTCGATAGTTGCTGGCTGTGCGGCTTCTGCTACTGCGGGATGTGCTACTTCCGGTTGAGCTACGGCTGGCTGTTCTGCTACTGCGGAATCTGCTACTGGTTCGGTCATTTTCTCTTTCTCTCTGTTAAACAGGCTGATTAGCCATGTGATGAATTTCATTTAGTGATTTCCCTGATGTAAGCCTGCAGGCCGTTAATCTGGGCTGTGGCCTGGGCTAATTGGCTTCTGAGGGTGTAATAATTTTGTCGAGCGTCTGGATCGAGTTCGGCGCTGGTTGCATTAGTGCTGCTGGCGGTGGTGCCGGTTTTGGACACTCCTGCCGGACATACTGCCTTGACGCGCAGCCGGACAGAACCAGCATCAACGCTATTACGCAGGGAATTGATTTCATCGTCTTTGGCCTTGATGGTTGTCTGGTACTGGTTGTCGATATCAGAGACGACTTTCTGCTGTGCCTGCATATCGTTAATGGTTTTCATCCGGGAGTCGGCCAGAGCGGCTTGCTGGCTGGATTTCTCTTTCCACTCATCGGCAGCATGTCGGTAATTATTCATCAAGCTGTAAATGCTGATAACGATACCGGCCAGAACAGTAATCAGGACGTAACGCCAGTTGGTCAGTAGCCAGGTCATTTATCACCCCACAGACAGATTTCTTTTTCGATTTCCCGCCTGTTCATTAGCCCGGGTGATTTCACCTGGCCGATATACACCCACCGAGTGAGTGAATCGCAGGCTGCAGTGTAATGGCCGGCATTAATCTGTTTCAGTAGCGATGACCTCGCAAAATTTCCCGCACCTACGTTAAACACGAAACTGGTCAGGGCCGCTTCCTGCATTTCGTTCATAGGGACTTTTACATTTCGGGTGACGGCATTGTTTGCCGTTCTGAGGTCAGCTTTCAGAAATTCATCACACTGAGCATCGGTGTACCGATGACCGGGGATAACATCCGGCCCTGTGTGTCCTGTGCATACAGTCCAGACTCCTCCACCGTCACGATATGGCGTGTGCTCTGTTCCTTCCAGCGAAGGGATGAATACTGACGCTATGGCGATAGCACCTCCACCCACAGCAGCTATCAGCTTCTTTCTGAGAGAAGGTGACATTGCCATATTAGTCACCCTCAGGTGGAGCGCTGGGGATTCCCCGGGCAATAGAATCTTTGTAGGCTTTCAGCGTCTGGCTTTTGTACCAGGCATTCACCAGTAGTGTTGCCACGCCCACGATAATCCCGCTGATAACGGCTATCTTGTTCCAGTCGAGGTCACTGATCCATTGAGCCACGCTACCTCCACAGACAAGTGTGCCGGACACGCAATAGCTTGCCGCCGATGCAATTTTGTCGGGCATAATATTTATCTTCATAGTTTCCACCTTTGCTTAGAAAAAGCTCGGTGCTGTGTGTAAGGGTTCACCCACTGCCGTTAAACGCTACAGTCAGAGAAGGTTTTGTGTGGTCGTCGATTGGCAGAGGGTGAAATTTGCAGAAAAGAAAAAGGCACTTGCAGTCTCTAAAGCGTCCGGAAACACCCTGCAAATGCCTTTATATTTTGTGCATAAAAAAACCCCGCCGAGGCGAGGTTTCATGTTGGTGTGCTCTGTTCGCTTTTACGCTCCGAGCTTACAGTAAATATACCCAACTGCATGCCCGACTGCTTTAGCTATTCGTGCTCTATGCGGCAATTAATGGAATTTCCTTCCTCAATTCACGCTGCGAAGCATAAAACATTTCTCCTTCAAGTATGTTTTCAGCCCATTCCATTCTGTTTCTGGCCTCCTTGGGTGTTATGCCAGTGAAATAAGAAAGTGAGCGCTGAATATCTTGCGAGCTTTTGCACTTACAGTACCGTAATCTGGCTACAGACCTGATCGGGTTGTCCCGACCAAAAGTCTTTGTCATTACGCGTTCCACAAAGTCAGCATCATCGGATTCTTTGGCGAGAGAGATGATGTTGGCTGCGGATGATTGCGGTACTAATAAGTCACGGGCCTTGCGGAATAGTTCATCTCCGCGAAGCCCTTCGCAGTAAAGCTGAGATACTACCTTCTCAATCTGCTTACCCTTCTGCTCACTCCATTCAGATCGCATCATTAACCGGCCAATGATGTTAACCTGCCCTCTTTCATATTCTTCATTACCCAGGTGCTGGCCCCACAAAATGAGCATATGCCGCACCCAACAACGCTGCGACTCGTTAATTGTTTTCCAGCCATTGCCAAATATCCTACGCATGTCAGCAGCCGACCGAATGGGCGTAATTTTCACCACTGCCCTGTAGTCATGTTCAATTCGCATTCTTTTTCCTCCTGGGTTTTGCATCCCATGACTGAACGTGTGCGGGTTTTACTGTCGGAGTGATCGGGGTGAAGTGGTTGAGGATTCGGGTTAGCCAGGTCATGATTTAACCCTCTCGTTTTGCCACAGTGGTAGAGGCTCCTTGTGTCCGGCCTTACGTATTCTGGCTTTGGCATTGCGTTCTATCTGAATTAGTTTTTCGATATTTAGCCGCCGTTGTTCCTCTTCCCTGCGTAGATACTTAACGCTTTCTGAATATCTCGATTCCTTGTCGCACAGACTTAAAATAAAGTTGAATGGGTCGAGTATGGCTTCACACCTTCTACACCTAACTACTCGGTCTTCAGAGTTAACCCATACAGCATCGTGTGGGCATAGCCTCGATTTATCCCTATCACCTTCAAACTGCATAGATAGGCCGTTTTTTAAGTCATCCTTTTGCGTCGGGAAAATTACAACGTTTTCTAATTCGTCTTCTGTGCTCATGCTCCCTCCCGCTGTTTTATCAGCTCTCTGGTTTTCTTTCTGTAACGCGCTCTGAGCGATTCCAGTTCTTCTCTGGTGTATCGGTGTGGCTCGTTGCTGTTTTCAATCGCCTCGACGCGCTCGGGCCCGATTTTGGCTATCAGGTTGAGGCGGTAAGGACCAATATTTCCGGAGTGGTGAGTATTACAGGATGAACATTGGCTATGGCAGTTATCCTCGTTGAATCTGAGCTGACTGGCTGCCTTCGTTGTCCGGTAATGCCCGGCGTGATAACTGACCGCCGACCGGCTGCCGCAACTGATGCATACCTCCCCGTCCCGCGCCCGGATAAAGTCGTTAAACGCCCGCTGGGTGATGTTCATCCAGTGGCTTAATGGCTTCAGGTCTGCTTTACGCTCCCGGTGCGCTTTCCGATCGGCAATAGCCTGCCGCTCAGCCTGTTTCGCTGATTGGTGCTTGCTGTATTGGATTGCGCAGGATGGTGAGCAGACTATCTGGGTGGTGGTGCGGGGGAAGTATTTCGATTTACAGTGGCGGCAAGTTTTTGGTTTCGGCTTTTTCTGCCTGACCATCATCACCTCCCAGGTCGTAAAAGTTCGGGCTCTTTGCGCTGTACAGTTCTTCGCATGAGTCACAGAGTTTCCCGTCATTGGAGGGAAAGCCGCAGGCTGTACATTCGGTTTCTTTCGTCATATGCGCCTCATTCTCATGCAGTCATATTTCCGCTTACGGAGCCGATAGCCGGGGTCGTATGTAGTGACCTCGGATGCTGACGGGATTGGTTTGGGTTTGTTGCGGGAACGCTTGGTGGGAGTGAATATCAGGTGGTCTATAGCTCGTTGCATAGGGCTAGCCATGGCACCCCCTGATTAGCTGGTCGAACTGGTATACCCTGCTTGTTGCTTTGTACGATGTAACGATGTCGCTGAAGTGCCGGGACTTTGCCGCCAAAGCTTCCCTTTCATCGACCCTGAAGCAATCGCCCCAATCCGGAAATTTTTCAGCCAGCCGATACATGAAGCCGCTTTTTATTCGCCTGGTCCCGCGCCTTAAAATCCCTGCCCGGTAAGCAATCACAATATAATTACTCGCGCCTTCTTCTGTGATGCCGAGTGATTGATAGAGGAACCTCATCAGGTCCCGGCTATGTAATTCCTCATGTTTTTCCAGCTTCGAGGTAATGGTCTTCATCGCTCTTTCTTTGGGTGTCTTCTGTGTCATTATGCTGCCCTCGCTATCAGTCGTTTGCCAAAGTCCATGAGCTGATCCCGGTCCACCGTTTTGAACTGACACGAACCTGTCGGCCACGGATGCCAGATAATCAGCAGTGACCCTTTGTTATTACCGCCGACCGGCTTACCAGTCTGCGAGGAGATAAATGCCAGGCGACCGCCGGTGATCAACCGGACTTCGCTCGCAGTTTTTACTGCTTCTCTGAACCAGCCAACGGATATATCAGCCGGCAATAGCATCACACATCCAACATGGTTAAGCTCTTTCTCCTTGGCAGCCTTTTCGACAAACGGTAGCGGCGCACTGTACGGCGGGTTTAGCCAGGCATAACCGTTTTCGACATAATCACCCCATTCCGTCCGGAGCGTATCCTGTTCGGCGGTGATGAACTTACGCCAAAGCGCGTTATGCGGGCTGGCGGCAGCATCAAGCTGGAACTGAAATTCAGCATTGAGAGCGCGGAATATCTCCGGTGGCGTCTGCCAGGTATCCTTGTGCTCTGCCGGTGTGTTGGATTTATCTGTCATTCGTCCTGTTTCCTCTGTAATTCCCGGTACTCGCTGTTATTCGGCACGGTGAGCAGGCAGCCAATGCTGCGAGCCCAGCCCTCTACCCGCGTCAGGTAGTCATGCATTTCGCCGGTATCGAGTCGGGATGTGTGTCTGAGTGTCTGGATTACTGTTCGCTCTCCGGTTATCACGTCTACCCTTTCAGTCTCTTCGTACCCAAGATAGGTATGCTTCATCGCGTCTTTCACCCATTCAGCAGACGCAAAGGGTCGACCGTGAGCGATGAGGTATCGGCTCATTTCGGCGTACCAGGCGTGTTGCATGGAATTTTGAGAAAGGCTGCGGCGTTCGCGCCAGGGCTCTACCTTGATGCGGTAGCAGTTACCGGACTGGAGGAGTTCAGAGAGTTGCTGGCCTATGGCCTGAAAGTTAGTGGCGTGTAACCGGATGCCGTCTTTGGGATGTTCATGGTTCTCCCTTTAACCTGCTACACCAGGACTTCATAGCCTTCGTCCCGGGCAAGAGATGCGTAATAAATTGCGGTGTCTTCGTAAAGCTCGCCATTAAAGCGAACATCTGTGAAGTCATCATTTTTAAATAACTCAGCATAAATCGCGGCAAAGGTATTGGCGGGCATAGTACGCAGGTGATGATAATGCCTATCCCATGCTGCCTGCCGCTCCCTTTGTTCCTGCTCTCTAATCTGATGCTTAATCCACTCACCCAGCATCTTCCTCTCCAAATTCAGGTACAAAAAAACCGCTGAACGGCGGTGGGGTTATCGCTGGGCTTCGCCACCGAGCGCTGTAATCAAGCTGCCAATGAGAACAGACATTTCACCGGCCATCAGGCAGAAATCAGCGTCAAACCGCGCCGCTACGTCTTCCCGGTCAATGTCGTCGTTCTGCTCCAGCATGCCAGTGGCTGGCTTGATGCGCTTCAGTTGCAGGCTGTCAGTGAGCGTGAACTGAATACGTTCCTGCCAGTCAATGCCTACGCTGGTAACGCGCTTACCGGCTTCGATGTGGGTTGATACTTCATCGCTGACCAGGGCCTGTTTTTTGCAGCGGACAGTTCCACCCTCTTCCAGTACGGCTTTCAGTTCGGCTTCGTCCAGCAGTGACATTCCCGCCGGTGTATTGCCGTCCCGCACCCATTCGGTCATCGTCAGTTCAATAGGGGTTTCCATGGTCAGCGGCACGACCGGCAGTGAGCCGAGTGTTTTACGCAGCAACGCCAGGCAATCTTCTGCCCGTTTCGCGCTGGAGGCATCGACCACAATCAGCTGATCCTGTGTATTAATCCAGATGCGTTCCTGCGTGTAGCGGCTGAATGCCCGGGGCAGCAGAGAGTGAATCACTTCGTCTTTCAGGGTGTCTTTCTCGGTCTTTTTCAGTTTGCGCTGCTGCTCGGCTTCCAGTTTGGCGATTTTCGCTTCCAGGGCCTGCTTGACAACCGGTGCCGGGAGAATTTTTTCTTCACGCTGAACGGTCAGCAGAATGTGACCACCGGAGATATGGGCCAGTTGGTCGCTGAATGCTTCGCCCATCGGCGGTACCCAGCCAGTTCTTGCCATGTCCTGCGACCCACAAGGCGTGAACTGGCAGTGCTCCAGTAAGTTTTCCAGCTCGTCCGGGATAATGACGTCACGGGTCATACGGTAAATTGCCGCATTCTTAAAAAATTTCATCGGATATTCCTTCGGGTTAGTTGTGCCGGGATTGTTTCATCATCTGCCGGATGTTGGCGATGTGGGATTTTGCTGTTTCTGTGGTTGACGGTATGTGCAACTGCGGGATTTGCTTCCGGGGTTCGGGGATATCCTCTCCGGAAGTGATCCGGTCAGCCATGGATTTGAGCTGCTTACCGCACCGCTGACGCAGTTCTGATTCCGTCAGGTTCCCGGCCTGCATCTGGCTGTACAGGGCGGTGATCATCCAGTAGTCAGCGTTGTTATCCCAGGGGTAGTTTTCCGGGCAATCATAAAATCCCCGTTCCCCGCAGTATTTCATCACCCGACGGTACAGTTCGTCCGCGTCCGGTAATCCCGCGGCGTGGCAGGCACCGGCCTTGCACTGTTCGATGAACTGGCCCGGGGATGGCATGAACGGTGTATCTTTCGCCCTGGCCCACCGCATACCGGCCGCCAGTTGCTCACGGGTGGTGATCCCGTTTTCAGCGAAAGCAGCAATCCATTGTTTTTTCGCGGCTGATTCGTCTGCCTGAGTACGCAGGTTTGTCGCTGCCGCCGCCGGGAATACCTGCCGGAACTGCCGGAACAGCGCATCGACCAGGTGCTCAGCCTCGCTGTTGACCACGTTCTGTGTCGGCTTATCAGGATAGTTACCTGCAATCTGCGATAACGTACCGGCGTCACGGTTGGAGACTGCCTGGAGTAATCGACTCATATAAATTCCTCCCATGATTCAGGGCTGTTCCAGTGGTGTTCAGGCTGTTGATTGTGCTTAGCGTTGCCAACTCCCCGGGACAGTGCCTGCTTGTTCTGGTAGCTCAGCTTTTGGCTCACAGTGATAAACCAGTTTTTTGGCTTCTCATGGCTGAACTCGATATCCAGCTTTTGCAGCTCATAATCCAGATCGATATTCGGGTAGAGGTTTTTCCAGGATGCATAGTCTTTGTGATTCAGGCGAACCACATTTCCCTCGAAGGCATATTTTCCTGACACAGGAGCGGTAGCGACCGGTGTTTGTTTAGGTTCAATGACTGGTTCAAAAGAGTGACTGGTTATGGGGGCAGCTCCTGCCCCACCCCCTAGGGCAGCTCCTGACCCACCCTCGGTCATATCCTGCCCCACCCCCCCGGGCAGCTCCTGCCCTAGGTCATCTGCTGCCCCACTATTTTTCTCGGGGATTTCTCTGATGTTATCCAGTGTCAGATAGAACAAATTTGACTGATTTAAGTCACCATTTCTTCGGAATTCCCGGCGCAGCATTCCCATATCTTCAAGTGCTCGGATATGGTTTTTCACCGTCGACCTTCCGATCTCGCACTGGTCGGCAATATGCTGATATGAGGGCCAGCATTCCCCCTTGTCGTTTGCGTTATCAGCCAGCTTTATCAGAACGAGCTTTCTCAGGGGATTTCCAACTTTAATCCCCATGGCCTTAGCCATTAAGTTCATGCTCATAATTAGTCCAGATTAAAAAGGGATGGGTGTTTCTTTAGGGGGGATTACAGGGCCATAGATACCGAGGGATTCTTCATGTTCTATCTGCTGCATCCTTCGCTCATATTGCTCCTGCATCTCTGTCCACTCTGGGTTTTGAATGGCATATGCTTTTCCATCGTGAAAAGTGATAGTAATATTCTCATTGAGGACATAATTTCGAACCCTTTCCGCCCCTATCCGGATCAGGCGCTCAGCGATAGCCAGCCTGTCCCCGAATGTAACCAGGTCAATATCATCAAATAACTCATCAATATTCAGCCTATCAAGTGACTCGAAAGATATAACATCGTGCGTCACCGCGAGGTGCTCAGCGCCAATCCCGACTTCGGCGTCACAAAATTCGTCACAGGCATACTTAAGATCCTGTAAGTCCAGCTTAAAAAACTCCCTGGAATTGTTTATACGGTATTCACTCAGTGATTCATGTATCTCACTTTCAGAATAAGCCGGGTCAGCGCAGTGATAGGCCGCTTCAACTTTGAATGGGTAAGGTACGCCAGTAGAAGATGACAGCTCCCTGGCCCTGGCTTGAGGGCTGGTCGTGGTCATACCGACTTTATAGATACCAGGCATGTACTCATTGCTCAGAATGTAAACCCACCCTGCAAGCCTGAAACCCTCAGGGAATGGCATTTCTTTTAGAATTTCCCGGTGCTTTTCAAAGGGCCCTAAAGTCATGACTTATCTCCCTGCCGGATGCCGGCTCTGTATTCGTCAAGGATGAGGGTGATTTCTCTGGCGGTACCGGATGCCAGAAGCAGATGATCATCACCGCAGTTATCATTCAGCAATGATGCGTCTACCAGAAGCTCTACAAGCCGTCTGGCTTTGGATGCACTGAACAACGGTATAGCGTCAGCGCGGGTTATTTTCTTCTTCCCAGCGGCCTTAGCCTTATCCAGTTGTCCGACAGCAACAGATGTCGCATGTGGGCCGTGTTCACGGGATAACGCCACAGCCGTTGTTGCTGCTACCTCACCCGAACGAACCATGTCGAGCAGCTCAGTGCCACAACGGACCAGATCCAGATGCAGGTTAACGTCCGATACTGACCGTTTAACCTTTCTGGCAATCTCTGCCGGTTCCCAGCCTTGGTTAATCATCCGCAGATACGCAGAACCACGCTCAATCGGTGTCAGAGGCTTACCCTGGGATGATGTAACCATGAAGGCGATACGGTCAGCATCCGAGCCGACAAAGTCCTTACACTCAATGCGCAGGATCGGGTGCCCAGCCTCTGTGGCGGCCAGTGCGCCGTAATAGCGGTGGTGACCATCCAGAATCTTAATGCCCTTCTCTGTGACCTGTACGGCCAGCGGAGGAAGGTACTCACCGGCGATGAATGCATCCCGGAATTCATTAACGTGATCCTGGTCGATTTCGCGGACGTTAAAGCCAGGTTCAACGTATAACTCAGAAAGCGGTACCACATACGTTTTGTTAACTGATGTGCCGGTGCCGTTTTTCTCTTTGTGCTTGTAAAGCTGATAAAGTGTAGACATAATAAACCCTGTGAATTGATCCAGTAATTCGCTTTACGCCTCGAAACTGTTCGCGCAGTTCGGGGCGTTTTCATTTGTGAGCAATACCCGCAGACGCTGGGCCAGATCGTTAATCTGTTCGTCATCCACGCCCCACTCCAGCACCGCCAGTAACAGTGACATCTTCGGAATGAAATTAGCCTTCCAGCGCGACACCTGAGACTTATCGACGCCAACAGCTTTCGCTACGTTGGTCAGCCCGACTAATGCGATTTTGTTCAATAACTTGCTCTCAATTGCGCGAGCGTTGTTGCGTGTGGTTGTTACTTCCATTTGATTAAATCCTTGTGTGTTTTATTGAGTGATCAGCAGGTGCTGTCACTTGAATTGGTCCCTGGAAATCCGAGGGGGCAGACTGTTAAAGAGCGGATGGTGCTTATGCGGCGCGGGGGCCGGTACTGCCATAAATCAGCCAAGCTGCATCACATTTAAGTGCAGTGGCTAACTCAATCAGTTTTCGAGGTCTTTGGGTCTCACCTGCTTCGATCAGCTGAATTGATTGCTGGGACATTCCAGCAAGTTCACCTAACTTAGCCTGAGTGAATTTCATTTCTTCTCGGCGCTGTTTGAGTCGGTGTGATAATCCTTCCATATCATCCTCCGTTAACAAACTTTCTTGTATTGTCTAACAAGTTAGTTTGTTTGTCAATTACAGGTTTTCTTGTGAACATGGATGTTAGAGGTAACTAAAATGAATATTAGCGATAGGGTTAAATTAAAAAGGGATGAACTTGGCTTAACTCAGACGCAGCTGGCAGAAAAAGCTGGCACATCACAGCAAGCAATAGAGCAGCTTGAGCGTGGAAAAACCAAGAGGCCAAGGTATTTACCTGAGTTGTCAGTTGCACTTGGAGTAAGCGCTGAGTGGTTGCTGGATGGAAAAGACGAGGATTTAAAGGGTGATAATTTCAAATATGCTGGATCTTACGCTCCAGGTAAGAAATATCCCGTCCTCAGCTCCGTTCAGGCGGGTTGCTGGGCCGAAGCTATCGAGGCCTACACCTTAAGTGAGATAAGCGAGTGGCTTGAGTCTGACGCGCACATTCAGGGCGATGCTTTCTGGCTCAAAGTTGAAGGTGACTCAATGACAGCGCCGACTGGTCAGAGCGTTCCTGAAGGGATGTATGTGTTGTTCGATACTGGGAAAGAAGCCATCAACGGCAGCCTGGTGATTGCAAAGCTGGTCGATTCCAACGAAGCCACGTTTAAGAAGCTGATTATCGATGGCGGCCAGAAGTACCTGAAAGGCCTTAACCCGGCCTGGCCGATGGTTCCGATCAACGGGAACTGCAAAATCATTGGCGCAGCCGTTGAGGCCAAGATGCGGTTTAAGTGAATGAAAGGTGCGCGGATATAACTCACTGTGTTACAAGTATTATCCAATAACTCACTGATAGATATACAGTTAATATTGTGTACTTTATACAGCATGTAGCGTAGTATTTTGACGCATTACAACTAGATTCCGTCATGTCGACTGAATGATTACCTAAAGTAAGAGGAGGCACTAAATGGCGTATTCTGCAAATGCGGTTGCTAATGCCTTTATTGAACGGGCAAAGCAAGGGAAAATTCCTGACTTAACCCCGATGAAGATCCAAAAACTGTTATTTTATACACAGTCTTGGTTCTCAAAACTGTACGGTGGAAAGGCGTTAATTGATGACAGTTTCGCCCGCTGGCAGCATGGTCCTGTTATTACATCTCTTTATCATGAGCTTAAGGGATATGGCGCTATGCCTGTTCAGGAAATGCTAAGCAGAGCGATGTTTTCTAAAGATGGGACTGGAATTCGTTTCATTACTCCTGAGATTGATCCTGGCGACACGGATGCAATTGCACTGATTGACAGAATTTCTGATGTGTATGGCCCATATAGCGGAACACAGCTGTCAGCAATGACTCATGCACCAGGAACTGCTTGGAGTCTGAAAGGACCTGACGGGTCAATAATTACGGTTGATGAAATGGCGAACCACATCCACCAAGCTAAAAAATCCGAAGTGTAATAAAGACAATGTCTGATGACTTGGATTATAACCTCCTAGATCGCATAGCTCTACCTTCTGAGGTGGAGCTACCTCATCCAGATCTATCGGCCATTGAAGAGCCACCAAAAAATGACTCTGGAAATCTCCGGCGAGAAGAAAAAGCCATACCAAAGGAATTGCTTCTTTTAAATGAAGATGTTGAAGACAGAAAAGCTGACCGAGCGCTAAGAGAAAAATTTGGAGATAAAGCATATAAAGTGGTTAGGAAAACCCTTTATGGATGGGCTTGGTTATTGGGAATCTGCGGATTTTTTGGAATTTTTCACATCAAAGTTTTCCCTGATACAGTCATGGTAGCAATAACAACAGCTGTCACCTTGAATGTCTTTGCTGCTTTTCTTGGTGTTATCAGAGGTCTATTCCCATCAGGGAAAGAAAAAAGTGATAAAGCAGATAAATAACCCGGCCCCCGCGCTGGGTTTTTTGTGCCTGTAACCCACCCCACTCCCCTAATAGCTGTACCATCCGAAATCACACCCAGACCGAACCTCCGACACTATCCCGCACTGCTCTGTGCGGGAATTTTTCGTCTGAGTAAAATAAATACCTTTTAAAAACAAACAAATGAGTATTTCACAAGAACAAATACAAGATTTATTGTTTACAGATAACAAACTTTCTTGTAATTTTACCCCATCGAAACGAAACATCGATGCGGTAAACGGACTACCTACCGCGCCGGACATAAAGTCAGGCTGCTTCTTTAACAATATGGACCTGTGATTTCACAGGCCGAAGTGAGTTCTTCGGGGAGTGGTGAGTGCGCAGGCTGATGCGCGCCAAGATCGCAACGTAAGCCGCTATGCGCAGTGATAGGTGGTATGCGTGGCTTAGCCATACAAGGTCTGGATTAGTGCCACCCAGAAAGCCGGAGATCAGTACCGGCCACCACTCCACCAAAGAACTCACAGAGGAAATAGCAATGAATAGACAGCAAAGAAGAATGACTGAGTACAACCTCAGAAGAACGACTGAAGCAATGAATTTGTCCTCAGTTGATCGGGTTGAGCAGGCACTTAAGGCACCGAACTGGCGTAACCGTCCGGAGCAGGTATCGCAGTGTATGCCAGATGTCGCAATTTACTCAGCCGGACACCGCACCAAAGGTGACCGGATTACATGCACCGGCCGCCAGAAGTCGCGCGGTCGTTCGATTCCTTTAGTGTGAGGTGAAGTATGGCTTTAGCTTTTACGGTACTGGCAGGAAAGTACGACGATAACGAAGAGAACATTAAGTTCTGCAATAGCGCTGACAGCATGGAAGATGCACAGCGGATGATTCAGGAGTTAAAACTCTATAACTACCCCATCTGTCGGGTAGAGGTGACAGGATTCAATGAGGCCGCATAGTCGGCCTTTTTTATTACCTAATTGAGGTGAAGTATGAAATTAAATATTCAGGTTGAAATAGATTGGATTGGTGAGGGCGGCGACCTTGATTCAGAGGTTAAGCACGAAATCATTAGTGGCGTGAAAAATGCGATCTCCCGCGACTGTCTTGCCAAGGTTGAGAAAGAGGCTTCTACGCAAATCAACCAAGCGATTAATGAATCCATCGCAGCAGCTAAAAAAGCCATTGAGCAAAAGGCAATTACGTTCGCGGATGATTGGCTGGAGAAGGAAGTCACTATTACTGATAAGTGGGGCGATGCCCAGGACTGTCTGACGATCACTGACCTGATTAAACGGACCTTTGATCGTCTCATGGAAAAGAAAGTCACAGACTCAGGTAGTTTTGATGTTGGGTACGGCAACGGCACGAGGCTAATCACATGGCTAACGGATAAGCGGGTTCAGGATGTTGTTCAGGAGAAGCTTAAAGGCATCAACAAAGATATAGATCGCCAAATAACTGAAGCCGTTAATGCTGGGATTCGCAAGAACGTTGCCGATAAATTTGCTGAGATGGTCGTACAAACAGCAAAGCATAATCATACCGCAGCCATTGAAAGCAAATAGGTCACTACGGTGGCCTTTTTAATGGGTGAAATATGACATACAGCACAAAAGTGTGGCTGATTACTGATTTGATGATTATAGCGTTCTGGTCAGCAGTGGTAGCTGTTCTGTGGATTATGGGGAGGTGATTGTGAGTAAAGAAACAGGCGGCCCAGCATTTCCGCGTGAAGACTATCAAGCAAACGGACATGAGAGAGGATTCGAGAGACTTGGCCAAGAAGGAATGTCATTGCGCGATTATCTGGCAGCCAAAGCAATGAATGGCTTAGCGGCTAACTCCTCGATGATTGATGTCATGCATTCATCGTCAGCAGAATGGCTAGCAAGAAATGCTTATGAAATTGCTGACGCAATGCTGAGAGCCCGCAACCAGTAACCCCCTATAGCTCATTAAAGAGTGGGCTATGTGGGTAATACTGCCCTGAACAGGAGTGGAAGACCTGTTCTGATTAAATATTTAGTGATTGCCCTTCATTCGTGGAGGGCTTTTTTATGGGAGAGAGAAAGGTGAATAAGCCAAAGGTTGGAGATTTAGTTCGTGTGCCGCGCTATATGTTCGGCCGATTAATTGAGGTGCGTGATTTCAAACTCGAAGAGTTTCACTACTGCCTAGGATTCTTTCAGAGCGAGGCTCATAAGGCAGATGGATCATTCACTCCTCTTTGTGAACTGATTGAGCCTGCTCCAGATGCCGAGCTTAAATATTGGTCTCACTATGGTCAGTACACAGATAAGAAAATTCAGACATACGAAATCATAAGCAGCCACTGAGCTGCTTTTTTACGCCCTCATATCAGCGTCCATTCACTGAGTGGGCGGTTATATGACCCATAAACCAAACGAGGTAACGCTAATGACCCACGTCATCGGCGGCGTCATTGGCGCTGCTAAATCATTGTTTCAGACACAACTCGACAGAATCAAACGCTTTGTTAACGATGCCGCACGTCCGGGCTGGGAGGCTTTCGCATGAAATACATCATCCAAGGTTCAGAGCTGGTTATCGCGTTCAGCGGGTCGGTTCATTTCTATCCCAATACCGTTACCGGGTACATGAAAATGGTCAGGGATTTCTGGAGGTCGAAATGAGAAGCATGACACCCGAAGTTGAAATGGAAGTCAGCAAACTGGCAGAGATTTCACATGTAGCTAAGGCGCTGATGCATCGAAAGGCTGGAGACCGAGAGCTGATGAGGAATGAGCTTCTTCTCGCCCACTGTGAAAAGCTGAAACAAAAATATTTTATCGGTCCATGTCCGTTTTAAGGGGGAAATATGGGAACGGCAACGCTAATTCTCGGTGAGTCTGGCACCGGTAAATCAACCAGCATGAGAAACATTGATCCGGAAATAACCCTCCTGGTAAAGCCAGTCGGCAAGCCATTACCGTTTAAGTCAAAGGACTGGCTTAAGTGGAACAATGAAAAAAAGACAGGGACAGTATTGGCGACCGATAAGTCTGAGAACATCGTGAAAATCATCAATGCCGCCCCGCATTTTGGAAAGCGTATCGTCATTATCGACGACTTCCAGTATGTCATGAGCAATGAGTTTATGCGGCGCTCAGACGAAAAGTCATTCGATAAATTCACGGAGATTGGCCGCCATGCCTGGGACATCATTAAAGCAGCGCAGGACGCGCCTGATGACCTCCGGGTTTACTTCATGGCCCACACGGAAGAGACGCAAATGGGACGCGTCAAAATGAAAACCATCGGCAGGATGCTCGATGAAAAAATCACAGTAGAAGGGATGTTTACTGTAGTTCTTCGCACTCTCACCCGGGATGATCAGTTCTTATTTACCACCAAAAACAACGGGGCCGATACAGTTAAATCCCCAATGGGCATGTTCGATGCCAACGAAATTGATAACGACCTGGCTTTCGTAGACAGAACCATCTGCGACTACTGGGGAATAACTAACGTTCACGACATTAAGGAATCAGCAGCATGACAAACGTAATCTTCACATACAACCAGGAAGCAGCCCTAACCGCCGGTCAGGGCGGTTTTATTAACGAGAGTGGCGCCTATGTCATTACCATCACTGAAGCAGCTTTAAAGTCATCATCTGATGCCAGCAGCCAGGCGCGGTCAATTGAGTTTTCTGGTGAAACTGATGACGGCCGCAAGGTCCAGTATCTCAGCGTCTGGGTGACCAAAAAAGACGGAACCGATAACACATTTGGCGTGAACATGATTCATGCAATTATGGGCTGTGCCGGCGTGAAGCAATTAACCAACCAGATGAAAGCGGCCGGTCAGTTTGTTGCGCCAGAGTTTGCAGGGAAGCGTGTTGGCCTGGTGCTGCAAAAGTTACTCCGCAGCAAAAATGACGGCTCTGACACTTACGGGCTGGAGATTCGAATGCCATTCATCGCACAGACACATCAGACATTGCTGGAAAAATCGGAAGGTAAGACCGCTGAAGCTGTAGAAAAAATGGCTGCGGGCCTGAAGGACAAAGACGAGCGTAAAAAACCGTCCGGCAACAACAACCAGTCCAGCTATAGCAACTCAGGGTTCGACGACAATTTCGACCCGTTCGCATAAAAGCCACCTCCCCACCCTAAACAAATAAGGCCACATCATGAAACTGTCACCGGAAGAGTCGGCGGCTTTGTCACATCTGAACGGATGGGAGCGTAATTATGAAGCTAACCGAATCATCCGGATGACAGAGCGTGAGCGCGGAGAATGGCTACGTAACCAAAGGATTGTTATGGGGTGCATGGAAGCACTCAGCGCGGCTAAAAACGGAGAGTCACACCCACGACTGAATCAGATGATGCCACGGACGGAGCAACGAATCAGGCATATGGAAACGTCTGTTCGACCGCCGGAGCCGGAATGGATAACAGAAAGGAAGCAGCAGCAGAACGCAGAAGCATGGCAGCGATACTGGCAGGAGCAAGGACAGCAGCAGGCAACATTCCCGACAGCCAACACATCAGGACGCGGCGGCTTCGGCGACTAATTAACCCCCTATTCACCCTCTCCTATAACCAGGGAGGGTTATCTGTTGGAGAGGAACAAAGTGGAAACACTATCAACAGGCATTGCTGTCGAAAAAATAGATTTACTCGCATTCACTATTTCCGGCGCGGAGCGATTGGACCCTATCCGAGTGATGATTGAAAACTATGAGCCAGGGAAAGGCCGCATCACTATTACATGCTATGGGAAGGCGTGGACTGGGGCCTGGTTCGCAATGGGCGGTGATTCAGTACAGGAGTTCATCAAGCGAGTAAGCAATGAATACTTAATCGGATATTTCGACCCTGACCTGAGAAGAACAGTCGATGACGACAATGATGCCAATCTGATGTTTGTTAAGTCAGAAATAATTAAATTACGCAAAGGTAAAGATATTGAAGCCAGTGAAGCCCGAGAAATGTGGTTCGAGGCAGAAAATGCTGAGGACGTTAAGGTTAGCTGTTGTGACTGTCGAATAGGTGACAAGCTTCCTGACCTGCTGGGTGATGACCCATGGTACGCAAAGTGGCCCTCTGTACCGAATCATAAATATCAGTACCTTGACCGCATCGTGAATGCTGTTCGTGTTGGCCTATCTGAAATGGAGCGTGCTGCATGACTGAGCGCCCTATCATCTTAAACGCTGAACAGGTTCGGTCGGTCCTTGCTGGCCGGAAAACGCAACACCGCATACCGGTTAAATTTCCATTTACTGACCGTGACATAGGCTGCGAACTGTCAGGGAATGAACTGGCCGGAGAGATTGCGGCCGGTAACTACCTCAATAGCAAATTTGGTAAGCCTGGTGATCGCCTTTGGGTGCGAGAGACATTCTCATGCATTGGTAATGAAGACGGGAATCCTGTTGACGCGAAAGGAAACCTGTGCATCAGAGAAGATGCACAGCGCATTTACAGGGCCAGCGCAATACAGAAGCCAAATAACTACGGGCTTTGGACTTCTCCGGATGGTTTCGACTTTGAAGGGGATTGGACGCCATCAATTCACATGCCCAGATGGGCTTCACGTATCACGCTGGAAATAACCGGCGTTCGTGTCGAGCGGTTGAACAGTATCAGTCAAGAAGATGCTCAGGCCGAGGGGATGGAACTTACAGGCTGGCGTCCAACTTATTCAGATCCTGATAGCGGCGGCGATTGCCAAACCCCATACGATAACTTTGCTGAGCTGTGGGAATCCATCTACGGCGTTGATAGCTGGCAGGCTAACCCATGGGTCTGGGTGATTGAGTTTAAGCGTGTGGAGGATGAATGATGACTGATATCTCAGAACTGGTGCAGAGGATTAAAGCGGCGGCAGTAAGAGCCAAAACAGCAACAGAAGAATATGCATCTGGTCATATGTCTGTTTCTGTCTGCTATGCCGAATGCGAAGAGTTTAACAGACTAACCGATGGCCCGGATAACATCCTCGCGCTGACCGATTCGCTGGAAACCGCGCTTCACGATAAATCTGAACAGAGCCGCATAGCATGTGAACTGTTCGATGAGGTTACCCGGCAGAGGCTGCAACTATCCGAATCTGATGCAGCACTGGAGAAAGCTCAGGCACGGATTGCCGAACTGGAAGCCATCCGTGCCGCGGCCGAAAAATTGGTCCGCTGCAAGGGTCACTACCACAGTGAACAGAATTATCGCGCGCTGGCTGCTATGTTTGGCGTAACGACTCCTGATTTGCCGCCGCTGGGTGGTGAGAGCGATGACGTGACGGTGAAGTTGCCAGCGCTATACATGGGGGTTGTTCAAATGGGTCACGCAGTGATGGTCTCAGATGACGCAGGGCACTGGTTTAACAAGACGGCGATTTTGGAAATGCTAACCGCTGCCGGCATCAAGTGGGAGTCTGAGTGATGAAGAAATTAACAAGAGAACAGATTCTGGACCTCCGGAAATCCTTTGAAGTCTGGCAGCAGGATTACGACTCGGTACACGACAAAGAGCAACACGACATGTTTGCTCTGGGCGTGGTGGCGATGAATGAGATGCTGGCTGCTATGGATGGCGAAGCGGCAGAGAGTCAGCCGGTTGCATGGACAGATGAGGAAGAACTACGGGATTTGAAGTCGTATGGCTTCTGCGAAATGTTTTCCTCTGAACCAGTCAGCAAAGACGCCGATCCACGGCGTGTAATCCCGCTGTATCGTCACGACAGGTTGTCTCTTGCAGAGCGCCGGGAGTGGATGGCGCGGGGTGTTGACAAGTCGAATGAATTAATATCGGCTCACTCATGGGGTGAAAGTGAAGGTGATGGCATTGTCGCTGCAACTGATGCTATGGAAATTATCGCTGCTAAAATTCGCGCCGGGGAGGTTGAGTGATGCGCGATTTGGCTAAGGTTATGCGAGAAATTGACCGAGAAAACATTCGTAAGGCAGCTATGGTCAAAAAGATTCCCGGAGAATTACGAAACCAAAAATGCCCATGCGGTAGTGGCCGAAAAGCTAAGAATTGCCACTGCGACACATTCAAGGGGTGAAAGAGTGAAACCAATAACCGAAGAAAGGCGGCAGGCGCTGATTGAGTTTATCGGCGCTGCATTTGAATCAATGAAAGGCAATGAACCTGCATACCCTGATAAATTCGACCTTGAGGAGATGACGCATCAGGCATTAGAAATCGCCCTTGCGTCCCTGACGGCTGAGATATTCATGTACGGAATATCCGACCCAGATGGTAAAGCACACTTCTCAGAATGCTGTGTTGATGATGACGGATCTAGTGTTTCTGACGAAGTTTGTGCATTGAATGACGGCGAAACAGACTTGCCGGATGGGTATCGTGTTGTTCCACTTTACACCGCCCCACCAGTGCCGGTGATTAAGTTGCCATCTGTGCAGGATTTAATCGACGAATACAAGTACCAGGCATCGCCACACGATATCAGAATATGGAATTTCTCTCTGTCTGTAATCAACCGCCTCAACGGCCTGGGGGAATGATGAAAATACCGATTCCCGGACGTCACGGCGGTTGGTGGCTGTCGATTTCATGGCAGAAAAAATCAAAATGGCGTTACTTTTCGTTCTGGCATGATGGTCCAATGCGCTCTATTTGGCTCGGGCATCTTTGCATCGAATGGTGGTGGCGATGATACTCGCCGGATACGTCATCCTCATTATCTCCGGTAACCAGGCAACTCCCCTCACTGAACATATATACCCCACCGAAACACAATGCCAACTGACAATCGACCGACTGCATACGCGGCGGCCAACGGCTGAGTTATTGTGTGGCGAAGTCGAAAGAACGATGTAATATCCTCTCAGGAGGAATATCTATGTCATTCAACATTTCGTCCAGGCCAGAAGAAGAACGCGAGAAAATTAATGTCGATCTGGCAGCATCAGGCGTTGCTTACAAAGAGCGTATGAATATGCCGGTTGTGGCTGTGCAGGTGGAAGAACAGCAGCCGGAAGCACTGCGAGAGTATTTCAGGGAAAGGTTAGCAATGTACCGTCAGGAGGCTATGAAACTGCCGAAAGGCACCGACCCGGTTTATGCGAAGGAGGAAGGGAAATAATGGACGTGCTCAAGTTTGTTATTGGTCGACTCCTAGAGTGGCGTAATGCTAATCATAAATTAAAGATTGCAGCAATTGAGGCGCTCACCCCTGCTGTTTCACAAACAGTACTCTATACGCATGAATTAAGGAAAGGCGCGCCTAAAGATACCGAAAAGGAGAATCAACTCTACACCCTTTGGTTCGCCGCATCCTCAAAGGTTTCATCTTTAGATAAGGATTTGGCTCAAAACTGTCTTGAAAAGGCTAAATATTGGCTATTTCCGGAAGAGTATTCTCAGGAAAAGATTCTAGAGCTAGATATACAGATTATCCGTATGCAATCTGTACTAGAGCAACTTAAGCACAAGTAGAAACCGTTAAAAACCAAACCCGCCCAGGCGGGTTTTTTATTGCCTAAAGGAAACCACTATGAAGATTGAAATCGATGGGAAATACGTCATCACCGGCGACCAGAACCAGTTCGTTCTTAATGAAAAGAAGGTCGTAAAAGAAGGTAAGAATGCCGGGCAGTAAACGCTGACTGTCGTGGGATACTATCCGAAACTATCCTGGCTTATCAACTCTCTGATAGTGCGTGATATCAGGACGTAAGATATCGATAGCATGGTAGCCATTCAGGAACGGATTAATGAAATCGGCCAGCAGTGTGAAGCGGCGTTTGAAGGAGTTACAGTATGACCCACGCAGACCCACTCGACCAAGCATCAGAACTTGAGCATCAGCAGTTACTGGTAGCGATGGCTAACCGGCCATTGCCGAAGCCATTCACCGGCAAGTGTCTCAACTGTGACGCCACTATAGACAAAGGCCACTACTGTGACAGCTACTGCCGCGAAGATGCAGAAAAGCACGAACGCGCCGCGAAGTTTAAACGCCACTAACCTCACCTACTAAAACCACACCACCCTATTCCCGCACCGGTCACCGGCGTTTTGTCGTGCCTGCGGGTTGGGTAAAGGAGCACTCATTGAAGACTGACAGCGTTTTTTCATTGGCTAAGGCTGCACAAGAGCTAAACGTCAGCACCAGGACGCTTTCAGGGATGATTAAAAGAGGATGCATTCCAGCCAGACGAACGGCGGGGAATAAAGGAAAGTACATCATCCTCGAATCCGTAATTATTGACTATCTGAAGTGTTCAGAAGATGATCGCCCGGCGAGCATGGGTGTTGATAAAGGAGAGTTATCATGTCAATCACCCTCAGGGGCGGAGTATGGCACTGTCATTTCTTTACCCCGTCAGGCAAAAGAATTAGGAGATCGCTTGGCACTTCGGACAAGAAACAGGCATTAGAGCTTCACGATAAAATGAAAGCAGAGGCATGGCGGGTCGATGAGCTTGGGGATTTACCGACACGCTCATTTGAAGACGCCTGCATGCGGTGGCTGGATGAGAAAGAACATAAGCGCAGCCTTGATGATGACCGGATTAAAATGGAGTTTTTTGTAAGGCATTTTTCTGGCCGTGACATATCCACAATCACCGGCGAGGAAGTGCAAAAGGTTGTCAGTAAGATGGTGAACCGAAACCACCGAAGGAAATGGGAAATCCGGAGGGACTCAGCATTAAGGGAAGGGAAACCAGTTCCTGAGTTTACAGACAAGCCGGTCAGTATGGGCACAAAAAGCCACTACCTTTCATTTATGCGGTCCCTGCTTCGGGCCGCAGCTAATGAATGGGGCTGGATTAAAACCGCGCCGGTCATCAAAACAAAGAAGCCGGTCAGCAAAAGGATTCGCTGGCTAACAAAGGATGAGGCTAAAAGGCTGATTGACTGCGCGCCCGACAGTATTCGTCCGGTTATCGTGTTTGCGCTGTCCACAGGTCTGAGAAGGTCAAATATCGTTGACCTTGAATGGACACAGGTTGATATGCAAAGGAAGGTTGCCTGGATAAATCCAGAAAACGCCAAAGCAGGCAAGGCTATTGGCGTGGCACTGAACGATACAGCATGCAAAATACTGAAGGAGCAGATCGGGAAACACTCGCGGTGGGTGTTTGTTCATACCAAACCAGCTATCAGGCCAGACGGAACCAGAACTGCGGCCGTCAGAAAGATGCGGCGTGATGATAACACATCATGGCGTCTGGCACTAAAACGCTCAGGAATTGAAGATTTCCGCTTTCACGACCTCCGGCATACCTGGGCAAGCTGGCTGATACAGTCCGGCGTTCCGTTAACGGCTTTGCAGGAAATGGGAGGGTGGGAATCAATAGAAATGGTTCGCAGATATGCACACCTGGCACCTAACCATCTTACCGGTCACGCCCGACAAATTGACAGCATTTTGGAAGGTAACGACACAAATACGACACAAGGAGAAAATCAGGCTGGACTAAGAATTGCGTAA